GTACCCCCCGACTCCCACTGGCCATTTTGTAGGTTGAAAATGAGAATCGCGTTGTTCCCGGTCGCGTCTCCCTGCCTTGGTGCGGAATCCAGCGGGACCGCCATCCAAATCCGGGGCGTGGTGGATTACCCCACCGCCCGCCGACCCCGACCCGTCAACATGGGGTCCGTGGAGTCCAAACTCGTCAGGAACCGGATCACCCGTTCTGACTGCTTATGTCGCGGGCGCGGCGGGACAGATCATATCTTCCGTAAACACGGACCCCGTCGCATCCATCCTCGTCACCGCCAGCGCATCCGGCACCGTCACAGGCGAAGTCGCGGCAGTCGGCCCGGAATTCCTCCAAGGCGGCTCCGGTGGATCGGCCTATCTCGGCTTGGAACTCGTCACCGGATCACCAACAGTCGATCCAAACGGTTGTTGGAGAATGACGCCGACCGATGCGGACACGCTGGAGTTTGAAATCCCCGGCGCGACCGGATCGGAAAGCTACACGGTGACGACGGCGAAAGTCGTTTCCCGGCTGGATGATTCCGCATCATCGACGGTCCTTGGATCATGCCTTTTCTCGAATCCGGCGAGCAGCAACGCGGAATTTATCTTTCTAGCATTCGGGAGCGGCGTGGCGAAAATCAAATTGTCAGATGGATCGTCCGAGATGCTGACACTGCCCGGTTCCGAGACGCTGGATGGTGAAATCAACATGGTTCAGGCGATGGACAAGGTTTTGCTATTCCGTGGCGGATTGGAGGGGCTGGAATGGATTCGTGGAGCATCCGCGTTTACTGCCGTTGCGTCAGGAACCTACACCCAGCCGCAGGTTTTCGAGGTCACCGGGACATTCGTGGATGTGGTTTCGGGGAAATGCACGATCACCGGCCTGACGAACAACACGGTTGCCGAGGGCGACCCGATTCTGATTTTCGACACCGACAACACCCGATTCGAGCGGTTCATTGGCAAGACTTACCCAGCCGTGGACGTGAGCGGAACGGAGTTTTCATTTTACATCCCGATCAAGGACATTTCCACCATCGGGACGGATACTTTGTCCTTGGGGCGGCAAGTGTCGCTCGGTGGGGGTTTCATCCATGCGCCAGCCTTCCCATGGGCAATTTATTTCCAGCGTCGGATTTGGGGGCCGTATTCGTATTTGGATGGCGGCAGCGGAACCTTCACGGATCGGAATATCCGCGACGAGATTGTTGCGGGCGACATCCTCGATACCGACACGTTCGACCCGATCCAGAATCAATTCAGGATCACGGGCGGGATTGCCGACCGGGTTGTCGGATTGCACCCGTATTTTGATGACACCCTGCTGGTGATGAATCGGAACTCGATCCACGCGATTTCCGGCACGATTGGAAGCCTGGCCGATACCACAGTCAAGGAGCTGACCCGCGAAATAGGATGTTTGGCGCGGAAGTCCGTGGTCACGCAGGGGAACAACGTATTTTTTCTCTCCGATAACGGCATTTACGGCCTCGATTTCTTCAATGACTACAACCTGCGAGGGATCGACAAGCCGTTGAGTGAGTCAATCCAGCCGTATATCGACAGAATCTCCCAAAATCTCGCATCTGAAGCCATCGGGGTCTATTTCAACAACCGGATTTGGATGGCGGTCCCGCTGGATTCCGCACCAAGGCAGGGAGACGCGACCGGGAACAACGCGATTCTCATTTTCAACCTACAAAATGGCCAGTGGGAGTCGGTGGATACGTTCGGCGACCCGAATTTCCTCGTCATCAACCTGATTGTGGGGACGGCGGGCAAGCGCAACGACCTTTACGCGGTCACCGCCACGGGCGGAATCCATATCTTGGACAAGCTCGACGAGGATTACGATAACATTGCCACGAATGCCGTCACCGGAGCCACGCAATTCCCGATTTCCGCCGTGATGGATACCCGGTCCTACATGGGGCGGACGATGGAGCGTAAAAGGTTCACCCGAATGAGCGTCCAAATGAAATCCGGCACGGCGCAATCAGATATTGGCATGACTTTCACCACGGAAGACCCGGACGGCAGCGAATCAGAGGTTTTAGCCAGCTCGACGATGAGCGGGCCGCTGGAGTCGCAGGGAACCGCCGACGTTAGGCAACGGATTGGCGGACAACGTGGATTCAACGGCTCAATCCGAATCCGCCGCGTCATCGGCAGGCCCGAAATCCGAGGAACCAAGATTCTGGCGACCGCCACCAACCGCGCAACCATCACACAGAGATAATTCATGACAACGACCATCACATTTGCCAGTGGCGACCAAGTGACGAGCGCGAAGCTCAACGAGATCGTCTCCGGGCTGACTTTCGATTCCGGCGACATCACCGGGTCAACCCTATCCGTCGTTGGCGGACAACTCAAGGTTGGCACCATCACCGCATCTGAGATGGGCGCGGACAGCGTGGATACCGGGTCCATCGTTTCCGGCGCGGTAGGAGCCGGGAAGATTGCTGACGGGGCCGTCACCACCGACAAGATCAATGCGGGCGCGGTGAGCACCACAAAAATCGCGGCGGGAACCATTCTTTACTATCACCTTGTCTCGTCACTCATCTCGACCAAGGCGCAGATGGAGAGCGGGAATGCGGAAACGTTGGTGCAGCCGTTTTACGCGAAATACGCGCCATCCGCCGCCAAGGCATACGGAGAATTCAACATCACGGGAACCGGGCGGACGATCAAAAACAACTCAGTGAACATCGCGTCACTCACGCGGATTGACTCCACGCACACAACTGTTACTCTGACGACCAACATGAACAGCGTGAATTACACGGTCATGGCCACGGGAATCAGTGACGGAACCGAGCAGGTTGACGCGACGGTTTATGACAAGGCGGCGGGTTCATTCAAGATCCGGCATTCAGCTGAAGCTGCTGACCGAGCCATCAACTTCACCGTTTTCGGGACGCACGCATGATCGCAGAGCCTCCATCAACCGAAATCCGCGAAGTGACTCCGGTTGACCGGATGGAGGCGGCTATTGCGGAGCTTCCGCCCGCCATTATGTCAACTGTCCACCTATTCACGCCGGGGCTGTATGTCAGGCAGTTGATTGTTCCGGCTGGAACCATGTTCACTGGGCTGAAGCATAAAAGCCAGCATCCGTTTATCCTGATTGGCGGGGTTGTTGAGATCATCGACCATGATTCCCGTCAGATTTTTGAAGCTCCTCACATGGGAATTACCCTTGAGGGAACTAAGCGCGTTGCGTTCGCCCATACCGAAGTCACTTGGCTGACGATCCATGCCAACCCTAACGATATCACGAATCCAGATGAAATAGTGAGCATCCTTACCGAGGAGTTCGACAATCCTTTATTTGAAGACAAAACCAATCCTCGAATCAATTCATGGAGGCTGGAATCCGGCCCATCCTATGTATTCGACGGACCAAAACTTAGAACTGAGAAAATATCATGAGTATGGCAATTGTTGGAGGAGTGGTCGTCGCGGGGACGGCGGCATATGGAGCGTATAACTCCAAACAGCAAGCAGACGCGCAAGCAGACGCGGCAAGAAAGGCGGGACAACGCGACATTGGCACGGATATCCGGTCATATGTCAGCGGATACTCCGACTCTCTTCCCGACGTTCTTGGACTTGAGGGAAAATACCGTGGGAAATTCCAGAACCTCAACCAGGACGAAATTCGTTCATTCCTTGGCTGGCCTAACGGGCTTTTCGGGCTTTCCAATATGTCGCAGGACCGGGCAGGAAACCTGCTAGGAGATTCCCGCCGAAGCGACATCAACCAGTATCGGGATCAAGCGAAGGATATCCGGGGGCTGATGCACGACCTTTCGCCAAAGGGGGCAAACCAAGTCAAGCAGGCGTCACAAATGGCGAGGGATGCCCGTCAGGCGGCAAAAGGACTGACCGGACAAGAGGCGAGATCCGCCGAGCAATTCGCCCGTGAGTCATCCGCCGACCGTGGCAGGGTGATGGATAACTCGTCGATCTTCGCGGAAGGTCTGAATCGCGATGAGTTGCTAGGCCAGAAGCGGGCGGAAGCCTCGCAGATGACAAGCAACGCGTTCAACATGGCGCAATCATTCTACCAACAGCCCGGATTGCAGCAGCTCAACCAGACGCCGCAGAGCTATCAGGCAGGGCAGGGACTTCTCGGTATCGGGCTTTCATCCATCGGATCGTCAACCCCGCAGCTTATCAATCCAGACGTCGGCGTGAACATCGGGGCCGCCGACCGCCAGAACCAACTAGGTGCGGCGAGCGCGGCGGCACAAGCGGCAGCCGCCCGGAACGCATCGTATCTCAATGCTGGAACAAGTATGTTCAACAGCTACATGAATTACCAAGCCAACCAGCAATAACATGGCACTACTCGGATCGACGATTGACCCAAGCCTGATGATTCAGGATTACTCCGGGTTTGCGCGGGCTGCGGAAACGCAGGCTAACGGTATAAATTCCGCCATCGGGAAACTGACGGGTGGATTTGATGACCGACTGAAAGAGCAAAAGGAGGAAAAGAACCAACTCAAGGCCTCGCAAGCGCAGATTGACGCGGCCATCACGTTGTTTCCCGACCAGGCGCCGTATCTATCGAAAATCTCGAACGAACTGAAGGATGAAAACAGGCCGCTATCCGAGCGTGCCGCCGTCGCCGCAGGGATTGGCGAGATGATCACGATGGGAGTTGGTCAGAAGCGGTATGAGACGGAACAAATGTGGAAGCAAAAGGATTACGAGTTCCAACAGCGCGACCCACTTCTGAAAGAGCAGGAGTCCGCGCTCGGACGCCACATGCAGGAGCTTCAAATCGACTCCGCCGAAAACTCTCTTGCCTCGCTGGAAACTGACGAGAAAACCAAGGCTACGATTGGCCCGGCGCTTCTTGATAGCGTTCTCGCGATGGCTCCGGCTGGTATTTCTGATGGAGTGCGCGACAGTCTCGCGAAAGGAGAATACACCGACGAAGAAAAATACTCGCTCGCCAATTCCATCACCGCACTGATTCCGAAATCGGAACGAGCAAAAGCCCCGCAAATCATCGAGGTCAAGATTCCCGGCGGAACGCAGCAGATGCAGTGGGACGAAACTCTTCGGAAGCATGTCCCTATCCAAGTTTCCGGCCCAGAGTCATTCACTCCGCCCGCGCCACAGTCCGGAGATCCAACGAATCCGGATCTTCCGATCTTCACCCCAGCCGACGCCACCGACGATCAACTTGGCATGGTTCTCCCGCCGCTCAATCCGCAGCGGCGGCATAGCGGAGAACATCAATAGGATCCTTCCACGCTTCCTTTAGCCCTCCGTCGCCCGTGTATTCCGAAAGCGCCTGGATGATGTTCTGGCAATCCTCGGAAACGTAGAAATGCGGGCGGTTCATCCCGTCGATCTCCTTGGTGGTGTCATACGCCATGAGGTCGATCAACTTTTGCAGTCCGTCCTCGATATCGTCGCCGGGTGCCGGAATGACGGAAAAATCCAGTTCTTCCAAGTCCTCCATGATCGAACTGTCATTGTCCGCGCCCTGATACCTGGCCGCTCCGAGCCTCGGGTCAATGAGTCGCTCGAAAACCTCCTCGCCGCCCGTCCATTCCTTGTTTTTGAACTCCCGCCCCTCCGCTAGATAGGATGTTTCGATGTAGTCGCGCAACCCATGCCCCTTGGTTTTCGCACCCTCGCCTTCCACCCATTTCCCGTTTTTCCCCTGAACTGCCCAATCGCCGATTCCAACGTCCGGCCATTCCCGGTAAACCCAAAAGGTTCCCACGGTGTCAACGGCGATCCACCCCATGAACCATGATTTCTTCCCGGCTGGGTCAATGATCTGATAGCGGGTGACTCCCTTCGTCGGGATCATTTCCGGCTTCACCACGTTGACTGCGTGCGAGAACTTCGGGAATTTCGTCGTGTAGCTCTTCGTTGGGAACCCATACAGTGCCGTGATGGTGTATTTCCAATCCGATTTTGAGCGGCAGATTTCAACCACTTCCTCATACCCTCCCCACGGATTATGTTCGGTGTGGAAATAGACGATTGCGGCGGATTTCCTCTCATTGACCTGAACGATGGGGATTTCCTTTTCCGGGATGCTGTGAAGATCCGAAAGCACCTTCGTTTTCCCCATCTCAACCGTGGTTGATTCCTTGATGAAGTTGCTGACGGTTTCCGTGATGCCATCCTTAGGCGTGAAGGTTAGGAGCATCAACGCCCCGTGCGTGGCAAGCCGGAGATAGAGACGGTCGAGAAGATCCATTCCAAGCAGGTATTCGTCCAGCCATGCGCCGACGTTCCGCCACTGCGGGTCAGGACTTCCGAGCGCCATACCTTCAAGAATCTTGTCGTCTTGCTGCCACTGAGAGTAAAACTTGAAGATGATCCGTGATCCGTTGGGGAGAATGAGGGATCTTTCCGCAAATCCAGTCTGTGCCTTGTAGCTGATATATTGAACGGATGACGTGGATTTCGTTTTGAGGTTTGCCGGGAGGTAGCGGTAAATTGCCGGTTGCTGGACAAGCAGGCTGGTTTCCTCGTTTTGCGAGAAGCAGTAAATTAAGGATTTCGGGTTTTCCATCGCGGCCTTCACGACGGTCTTCGCTCCGAACTCTGATTTCGACGAGCGGTTCGCCCCAAGCAAAAGCAGAATCCGCCAATCCTTCCACATTTCCCACGCCCGTTTCCAGCTCGGAAGCTCGTATCCGTAGGTGTAGGGATCTGCGGCCTCGTTGTGGATCGCCTCCTCGCGACGCCTGTGGATCTCTAGCAACTCCTCCGGCTCCATCACGGCGACTTCATCGTCCGTGGGAATCGGCAGCAATTTATGGGCGCTCCACTTCATGGAATCACCTCCGCCTCGATCACGGTTTGCTTTTGTGCCGCCCGCTCCTTTGCCGCCATGATGAAAGCGTATGCGTCGCCAACGTCATGACAGCCACCACCACATTTCAAAAGCATCGCGACGAAAGCCCGCTCCATAATTCTAGCGTGACCATTTCCGAGATGGTGATCGCGTTGGAAAATCACTGCTTCAATTACAACAAGGCGCATAACGGGAAAGACCCCGAGAAATACAAAACTACCCACCTTCCGGAGATCAAAAGGATTCTCGCAATCATTGAGGGAGTTGACCTTGCTTTCGAAGAATTTCAAAAACTGCCATGACAGCCACCAAAATCAGACAGAGCGAGTTCGCGGCAAAGCACAAACTGCTTCCCGGCGAAGTGAAGGCCATGCGGGAAAAGCATCTCACGGAAGGGGAGGACTTCTGGAGCGAGGGGCGGGCGATATTTTGGACTGAGGAGGCGGCGGGAAGAGTTTATCAAGCAATTCGCCCGCCAACACTCGAAGATGTGGGCGGAGAGATCATCGAAACTGATTTCGGAACGGTTGCCGCCATTCGTCATCCGCTGTTTGAGCCTGAAACCGCCTCCATCCGCATCATCAAGCCAGCCCGGAACACCCGGTTTGTTTACGGCGAGTTGAACGGCGAGCGCGTTGCCGTCCATGCCGGGAAATACGCCGGGAATCTCATCGGAAAGACCGTGAACGCGAGAGTCATCACCGAGAACGGCGAGAAATCCTATCATTACCAGCCATGAGCGACACCGAAAAAATGAACAAGCTCCGCATGGAAATTTACGAGTTGGTTAAAGCTTCCGGCGTGGAGTGCGACATCAAGGCGAAAACCAGCGTCGGTGACTTCTCCATCAAATCCACCAAAATCCGATGAACGAAGAAGAATCCATGGTTTACGCCGACACGGAGCCTAATATCAAGGCGCTCTCGGACGCCTTCACTTCGTGCATCACGGATGCCGATACCTACGTCAGCGACTGCGAGCGGTCCTATAACGAACGGCGGGAAACCAATGTCTCGGAGGAAATGCGGAAGCGTGGGGCGAATGCCTTCCCGTGGGATGGTGCTAGTGATCAAAAGGTAAACGTGGTTGGCGAGCGGCTGGATACCTACGTCTCTATTTTCGCCCAAGCGTCCGAACGCTCCCACATCAAGGCGTTCCCAACGTCTACGATGAGCATGGATCGGGCGTCAACCGTCTCGTCATTCCTGAAATACATGCGCTCCGACTACATCCCGAATTTCCGGGAACAGATGGAGCTTGGATCGAATTACTTGCTAGAAAAGGGAATCCTGATTTCCTATGTCGGGTGGAAGCGTGAGGAGCGGACCTATCTCCAAGCGGTTTCACTGGATGAGATCGCCCAAGCCGCGCCCGAAATCGCACAAATCATCCTTGATGCGGATGCGGACGAGGAGTTGGCAGCGATGCTGATGCAGTCGTATCCGAAGATCAAAAAAGGACGGGCGATGAAGGTAATTCGCCAACTCCGCGAAACCGGAGAAGCGGAAATGCCAACTTCCCGCCCAACCGTGGATTGCCCGGTTGTTTACACATGCTCGCCCGATGGTGATGTGATTTACCCGTCATATGTCACCGACCCGCAACGATCACCCTATATTTTCTGGCGCGTGTTCCTGACCGCTCAGGAG